GCACAGTCTTCAGGTAAGGATTGAACCTTACAACAGTTCTGGTATCGCGGCTATTGAGCCGTTCCACGAGAAAAGTTCGTAGACATAGTATGGAATTACTTCCATATTACATCTAGCCAGCCTCGTTGCTCTCTCAAGCGGTGAGGCACCGCATATCCTGGTTCTGACTGTCCGAACTCCGCCACACCCATACGGGTTAGTCGGAGGATCGACTCGAGAACATGACGTCTGTCATGTGATATGTTGCTGTCAAGTACAGCTACACCTCGAAGGATTGGGGTAACCCACTTATGTAACTTCTTGTCATATCTGACAATAGAGTTCCGTAGTAGGTACCCGAAATCCACATCAGCATACTCATATATCCCGGACCCGTTCGGATTGTTACTGATAGGTAACGTTCCGTAGCGACGTCCGATCATATGATAGAGTGCTGATGCAGTCTCTTCATAGCCACGTAAGCGAAGGTTCTTCGCTAGCGCGCACATGGAGATCGAATCAGGAAACGAAGACACATCCCAACGCTTCCATCTCAGGGGCGTAACATCGACTCCATGATAGGCGTCGACGCCACAGGATTCTCGGAAGAATCCCCTGTGAAAGGTCTTTCCCGAATTGGTCACAAGACCGCAACGGGTTAGAGCTCTCACAACACCTGAGTGATACTTGGAAGGGAAGATGATGTCATCTCCGAAGACATATATATCAGTACAGTTTTCACCATACTGACACATGATGCCAGCTCGAACGATAGCATAGAAAAGCAAGCTCTGAACAGGGAACGTTAAACAGTTCCCCATAGGAGCAAACTTCTCTAGCCTGACAATCCGGCCACCAGGTAGGTGAACGAAGTGAGCGCGTGCCGCCATAAGATATCGTGAATTCCACCCGAAGGTGTACTCCACGAGCTTCAACGATATGCGATCACTTGCATCCTTCAGATCGAGGGTACAATACTCTCGATCGATTGATGCTTTAAGAGCCATACCAGAATTTAGCCCTTGATCACGGAAATTAATCCTGTGACCAAGGGCATTGGTAATGGCCCGTTCAAGTACTGCACGTTGACCTTGTTGAATCCAAATGGCTTCCGCAGGATGCACGCATATAATGCGTGGTCCACGGGAGTCCTTGGGAACGAAGGTTAGATTGCATGTAATGCGATCTATCTCCAAGACATCACGACTAAGGATTGTATTCAAATCTTCGAAAGGAAGATTCATATATTCCCAATAATCGTAATACTCTTGGATCGAGACGTAGATGGATGACATCAGTGCCTTCACAGAGGGATCCTTACGCGGATAAACCGCACCAGGACCATGCGAAGGTATGATATCTAAGAAGTTACATTTCGCGGTTACCCGCGAGACATAGCTCCGGACTAATCGATAAAACGGATTATGGTTCTCAGTCTCCTTTTGAAAGACCTCGTTCCATATCCCGATGCTTCGATCAGTTTCAACAAAAGAAGCACAAGCTTCTTTAAGTTGTTCATTCGTCGGTTCGAACTCGAGCTTATAGCCGAATAAGAGACACTGCCTCAGGTACCTTAAGAGATCACCTCGGTCACTAGACCGAAAGGCCTCTGCGAGTGGCGAAAGCCACTCGGGAAAGGATGGCCAGTTGGCCAACCCCTCAAGATACTGGAGCAGCTCCTTATCTAGTGCTGGACCCTCTTTGAGGATCCAACTCATGTTAAGATCAGACGGGGCCCTTAGTGGGACTCCGCTCAACCTAGACATGTCGACTAGCAGGTGACTATAGACTATTTTTATAGCATTCATCTGTATAGACGCACCCGACGGCGCGTATCTGTTTAACGTATACTGTTATTAGGGTTTATACTCTTTTAACAGAGCTCTTCGTTCGGTTAGCTTATTGCTGACCAGAAACGAAGATCTCGTCGGCCAGATCAAGGCCGCTGTCGTCTTCCTGGATAACCTGAGCAATTCTTTCGACGACCGCAAGGACGTCGGCAGAAGTAACCCCGGTATCCTGGGGGACGGCTACAACGAGATAAGCAGAGACAGGGCCAATGGCCCCGCTCGCAAACTCGAGGTGGCGATCAAAGCGAAGGACAGTGCGGCGAGTCGGCAATTTTGTTGCCGAATCGACGCTCGTCTGACTTTTGATTGTCATGACCTCGGGGAGATTAACTCCGCGAGAGACTTCGCGACGTTCGCTTCCAGCATCTTTATCGCTGAAAGCCAACGTGAACGCCAGGGTGCTGATCGTTAGATCGTTATCCATGCTATTTGAGGACCTAGCTCAAGGCTAGGTGATGTTAGACTAATAACTGACATCAACGTTTCGCTATCGATTGATAGAGCAGCGCTGCCGTTAAGGCAAGCTGCTTTTTTCCAAAACGACCCGAAGTGACCACCTTTGATGATGGCACAACAGGCATTCGGTGGTAATAATCCACTGATGAGGTACTAATAACTTGATTAACGGCGGGTACAACACTCCGTGGATCCATCATCTTTGATGAAATCACGGCGTTATACTTGACGCTAATACAAGCATTGTCCGCACGTTTCCGAAAACCTGTAAACAGGTTATCGAAGGCGTTGCACGCTCCCCTCAAGTCTACAAACCAGTCAACAACGAAACTCCAGGGAATCTTTTCCCAGAGAAACGAGGCTGGACCGGTAGTACCCAACTTAGAGACAAGATAGTCCAACTGCCGAAAGGCAGAAGTTCTATACTGCGTCGAGTTGATACCGCTGACAGTACACACCTTTAGGGCGTGGAAGCCAGCTGTATGCACATCCGCCCAAGGGGCGGCGGGGTATTGAGGCTTTAGCGTACCTGCGTTTAGGGATACTGTTCCTGTCAATTGACGGTGTACAGACACCCGACGGCCTGCAGATTTTGAGGCCCGCTGGAAGTCCTTCCTAAAATTAGAAAGGGCAACCATCGTCTTCCTTATATCTGCGACTAGCGGAGCAATCCCGAACGAGTATACCAGGAAACCCTTAGATAAATTACTAAGGGCTCTTTGTACTCTCGACTGGGAGGCTGTATTTCTAAGCCTCTCGACGGACTCAGGAACTAACTGATTCAACTCACTAAGATTTAGCAAATTATCAGCTTCATTTTGCTGATAAAAAGCATCCAGTGTGTCGTTCAATAGCTGCTGATCCGTTTTCGGCCAAGAAGTGTTCAAGTTGTTTTGGTTATACGGCCGCAGATTTGCGGCAGTTCCAATCCAAGTTGCATATAATGGCTGAGGGCCCGTAACCACACGGACTGTACCAGGTACAGTGGTGTAGCTACAGGTCCCGCTATCATAGAAAGCAAACGCATTGCGCGTATGCTGACACTCCTTGAAGACTCTCCCATTGCTGGGGTCGTCTATTATGCTCTCGTTCTCCCACGAATTACTGAACTGACCTCCCATGGGAACAGTGCCTACATAGGCACCATTATCATGGTATGGGTTTGGTCCAGGGGTTGCGTAGGTTTGAGCGAGGTTGCGATTGCGTATCCTCATAGTTGAGCGGGGACCCCCACCTG